CCAGCGAATGTAACGCTGTCACCTACAGAAAAACCATGTAATGTCAAAGCCCGCCTGGTAACCGTTCCGTTAGGATTTGTAGTTACGGCGTTAGTTAAGTTTTTTGTGGTAGTTACTGGCAATCATAGCCAATCTTTTACCTCTGCTAAACTAACATACGTCATGCGGGATAATTAAAACATATAAAACACTATTCTGCTTTTGCTTCTTCGATTGCTTTTTTAAGAGCCTTAACCCCCCACGTTCCTTTTACTGCGATTCCCAATTCTGTAGCTTCTAACTTTAGAGCTTCAATGTCGTCTTCAGGATCAAGTGGGTCTGTACCAGCTTCAGGGTCTGTAGCTTCTGCTCCTACTTTTTCTACATCGTCCGCTTTGGCTTTAGCCTTAGCCTTTTCTGCTTTTTCTTTTGCTTTCTCAGCGTCATTTTCCTCGTCAGATAGGACGACCTTAAATCAATTCAAAGTGTAGTATTTGAGGTCAATTTCTCTTTCTACTTCCACTTCTATAATTTCGCTTTCTTCGACAGTAATTCTTTCTCAAGATTTAGCGCGAATTACGGTGTGGTCTTTTCAAACGTATTGTACATTTCTAAGCATTTTTTCCAGGTATTAAAAGGTTAAAGATAGGAATGCTGTCTAGGCATCCCCATTTATTATTATACTGTTGCGTTGAATCCTAATACTACTGCTGGGTCAGTTACTCCAGCTTTTTTATTTACGATTGCAAATCCGAATTCCATAGTACCGATGATAGAGATTCCTTTTCCTGGAATCTTAACTACATCAATTTCTAGTTCTTGACCGAAACCTCGTTGTACTGCACTTTTTCTTAGGTAGATGAATCCTCCCTTTGTATTACTTGCAGGAGTAGCAGACATTTTACCATCAGCTTCTGTAAGACCAAAATCTCTAGCTACGAACAAATCAACTCCAGAAATGTTTGTCTTTGCACCAGTAGTGATTGTTGAATCTTTTCCATTTTCATTAGCTTTTTTGAATTCATCCAAAGTAAGCGCTTTATTGTAAGTTCTACCATTCATGATAAGTAACAATTCTTCAAGATCGTAAGAGTAATCTCCCATCAAAGATCTAACTGCGATGATATCATCCCAAGTCATAGATCCGACATCGTATTTGTCTACGTCAATTGTACCAGCAATAGCAGTTTGTCTCAAACCATTCATAAGAATTCTGTGGTCTGCCGCACCACCAGTTGTAGCGAATGTTGTAGCAGGTGCTTGGTCATCAGAGTTTACGTTACCAGTACCTCCAGTAGTCGTATCTCCATTGATAACTTGTGATTCCATAGTTCTAGCATAGCTCTTTGCGATTTCTGCTATAATATATGATTCCAAATCAACGATTGAATGATTCATCAATTTTTTAGAAATATCAACTGATGCAATCATAGGATACTGAGTAATTGTAACTTCTCCAGTAGCTAATCTGTTTTTACCTTGTGCAATAAGTCCAGCTCCAGTTGTCCATTCTGCGTTACTTTGTGCAAATCCAACTTCTCCTTTGATAGCTACTTTTACAGAAGCTCCCATTTGATTTCCGTGGAAACCAGAAGAAAGTGCATCCATCAATTTAGCATACATAGGGATAACATTCAAAAGTTTGTCACTCAATACATTTACTGGAACAAGTTCTGCTCCATATCCTGTATTTGTTGTGTGTTCAACTTCGTTTGCGTTTTTTTCTACGACAACTTTATTTAATTCTGCGTCGATAGCTTCTTGTGTTAAACCTTTTTCTAATTTAAGGTCATTAAGTAATTTTTTGATATCCATGTTTATAAAAGATAATAAATAAAATGCTAGGATTTAAGTCACTCTAGTATTGTCGCTAGAGAACTTTTCTTGACTTCTTTTTCTTCTTTTTTGAAAGAAGAAACACCATTTACTATAAGATTTCAAAGATTTTCGTTTGTTTTAACCGCCATCTTTGCAATCAAATCAATAGCCTCTGTAAGCATTTTGATGTCTTCTACCCTGTCTTTCAAAGATTTTTCAAGAGCATCAATTTTTGAATTTGTACTAGTAGTTAAGTCATTTTGAAATTTCTCAAATTTTTCATTGAGCTTAATTTCACTAGACTCAAGTTTTTTTTCCATATTTTTTTCCAAGTTCTCCTCGGACGCTTCTTCACCATTCGCAGGTGCTTCTACATCTGTAGTTGTTTCTTCAACAACTTTTTCAGGGTCTTCTTGTTCTTTATGAACCTCTTCAACAACAGTTTCTACTTTATTTTCTTCGTCTTCTACCTCTTCGTCATCTTTGTCAGCCGCATCATTATCTTCTTTCACTTCTTCTACCTTTTCTTCTACTTTATCTTTCGTGTCATCTTCCTTTTCTTCTGCCACAACTTCAGCTTTTTCTTCTGTTTTATCTTCTACTACTTCATCCACTACATCCTTTGCTTCTTCAGCTACTTTTTCTTCTGGAACGTCTACCTCAACCTCATTAACAATTACTTTATTTAATTTTTTCATATCGTTAAATTTAGATTCTAAATCACTTTCATCATCAACACCTAGATGCGATAATATTGCATTCTTTTGGGTTATTTTAGATCATTTATTAGAGGGAAGTGAGACAAAAGAGAACTCAACTAAGTCTGCTTTTGTTACTGCTAGAATCCAAGTATCCAACATATCTAACCGTTCTCAAAATGTTCAACATTCCTTAAGTTTTTTATCAAATTCTTCTTCTGAAATTATTTCTTTAGTGTCTTTATGTTCAAATTCATATTCCTCAGTAATGTGTCATGTAGAAAGACCAGTTACTAATCATCTTCCGATGTTTCCTTCTGCATATGTATCATCGAAAGCGTATCACTCGACGATAAGCTCGTTTCATTTTACCTTTGCGGACAGTGGTTTTCCAATAGGTTTTTCTGGGTTGTGTTGATATAATACAATTCAGTTTTCTAAAAAAGCATCTATTGTGCCTTTCCGTGCGTTTGCTCTTATAATGTACCCATTCCTATTAAGCTCTCCATTACTAGCGATTCCCTTGAAGTAGAATGCCCCATCGGGGATAGAATTCTCATACTCCTTCGGAATTTTTTTCTTCTCATTAGTAATCACATTCAAAGACATTTGGATAAACCTTCAATTTTCATTGATGTGTTTTTTCAAATCCTTTTTAGTTTTGAAATCCTTAATCAACATGGGTATATATAAAGAAATAAAGTTCTGTATGTTGTAATGTACAGAATGTGCCTAGACTCACATACTGTACATTACAAAATACAAAAAAGCCTAAAACAGCACTGTGTCTAGGCAGATTCCAATATTAATTTTTAACATTATATCTAAAAACAAATTAAATACAAGTTCTTTAAACGACTGTTTCTGTTTTTTTCTCTTTGTTAAATATATTCTCCAACGAATCGTTCTGTGTTTGCATGATATATGTATCCAAAAACGCAGGAGTTCATTTATTGCTATATCATAGTTCCAATCTTGCTTGTGCTATTGTTATTGTCCCATGATTCAACTTTGCCAAAACCATATCTTGCTTAACTTGCTCATCCAAAAACTTATCGTTGATAAGTTCTATGAAATCATATGGGAATGTTGGATATACAGTATTTGTGATGGCTAACATAAATTCTTCCAACGTATCTGCGTAACTAGTCATTGATTTATCGGATTGGTTTGCCATTTTTTCGTATTCTGCATGTGATCCATTCTTATCGTCTTTGTATCACAAAAATCTTGGGTCAAATCAAAACACCACACCCATTTTTTTAATAGCAAACTTTTTTAATTCCAATAATTCTATATCTTTATTGGACAAAGATATTGTTTTTACTTCTTTGATTCCACTACTAGCCAATACACCATGTGAGTTTTCTGTTCAGCTGAATCTTTGCTTGAATTGGCTTATAGCTTCCTTCATTTCGTCCTCGTTCTCTATATCGTCTGATAGTGTAAGTATTACTGATGGAGCTGCATTATTTTTGAAGAAATAGTAATTTCTTCTACTCGCCTCGAAATCAGACATAGCATCAAAAACTACTGACTCATATGCACTCATTCAGTAATTCTGATTGTCGGGGTCATATTGAGTTGTTTGTCCATGGAATCTATCCAATGGCAGCGCTTTAGAATTATAATCTACTTTTTTTAAATTTCAGAATCAGTCAAATTCCTTCATTGTAGCCCTGGTATCTAGTATTTGTACTCTAGTTGACCCATCTCACATACTAGCAAGAAATGCGTTTACACTACCACTACAAAAGTGGTTTGTATAGTATTTATCTTTGAAATTTTTGAATGATTTTGTAACTGGGTCAGTGAATAATTCCACTATTTTCTTGTTCCATGCGGCATCTATAACCAATTCTTCTCCTTTATAGAACTTCATGCCCTTTTTTCATATCATTTTTACGATAAGATTCTTCGCTGCCTGTGCTTCGGTGTTCATTCTCTGTATTTTGTACATAGTATCGAGGTCTATTCTAATTTCTCAACAGTCTGATAATTTATTTCACAAATACGTAAATCACTGTGAAGTAACATAATTTATGTTATTTTTCACAATTTCTTTCGCATCTTTTGTTATTTTAGAATGTTTTGTGCCTTTATTTTTCGCCATTTATAGCATATTTGTGAGTAAAATGGTCTTTTATTGTCATTATTATAACGATTTGCGATGTTTTTGCAAGATGTTTTATACTACCATCGAAAATGATTTTTTAATTTCTTTCAGCTCCCAAATCATCCTAAAAGCAAAATTATCGCCAAAATCTGGTGATCTACCTAGTTTTTCCTTGATTTCCTTCTTAGAAATTATCTTTTTTGGTCAATCCTTATCAATATCCGCTTCAGTAACGACATCAAGCTCCTCTATTATACATTTTTTTATCTCCTCCGACGACATCTCACCTCCTATAATATGCACATCATTAAGATTTATTTTTATCCTACCTACAAAATCCGCAAGTTTGAAATATGCTTGCGTTTTTAGATTTTGGAAATTATTTTTTGCTCAAATTTTTACATTCACGTCTTTTGGTTGGAGTGGACTAGAATTATTTATGAATCCAATACATCAAAGATTGTCGGTCAAGCCTCATCAAACTCAATCTTCGTCCACACAAACCTTCCTTTTATTAATTCCATTCCTTTGCATAAGTAGCTCTATTTTTTCCTGCAACATCACGTTATCACACTTAAAATAGATATAAATCGTATCGATATTCCACTCATCCCAAACAAAAATAATCGCCTTATCTCTTCCATGTCTAGCAACATCACAAGTAATATACTTCTGCCCACTAGGGGCTATCTTTTGCTCGTCGAACATCGACAATATCTCTTCGTAATCATACAATCTTCATGGAGAGGCATCATATTCAAAATTACCATACAAAAGCCTCTCTTTTGTGACATTGTCAGATTGCATAAGTGTCCTTATATATGATTTTGCCAAATATGGGTTATCGGTTGCCAATGCTCTAATAAATTTCGTATGACTTTTTAATTTTCATTCTTTCCATGGCTTATAGTAAGTGTTGTATACCCGTCATTTGTCTGGATTAAAGGTATTTAAAATTCTACCCAACAAACCATAGGTTTCACGTTCACACGAAGGACATTTATACCTGTTTTTTTCCAGAATTGTATCGGTATTATCGATAGGGTCAGGATTATGTATTTTGTCCATTCTTATAAAATCTTTTTCTTTGTCAATCCTTCAGGAACAGAATGTGCAGAAGTCTTCAAGCATAAATCTTACCCTGGTCCTTAATATAGAAACGGCTTTTGGATTTATTTCGTTCGCTTCATCGATAAATCATCAAGTAAACTCCATTGACCCAAATCTGGAGTAGAGCGGATCGGATGGCATGAAGGACAAATCTAATAATCGTATGGAACTTCAGTTTG